TTAGACAAAGCCCCCTTCTTACCTGCTTTAGATAAGTTTCCTTGAGCTTGTTTAACTACTTGTTTTCCAAAGCTCTTTAGATACCTTTCAAGTGAGGGTAAATTCATTATACTAACGCTGCAAAGACTTCTACTTGTACATCAGTTGTTGCTGAAGGTCTTACCTCTACAGTAACTAAATCTTCTAATGTAGGAAAGTTAGGAGTAGTATCTGCTTCACCTATTAAAGCATTTTCTGCTTGGTATAAGATATGCGAACCCCCTGCTCTAACTGTTACTTGATAATTAGTTGCTGCTGTTACAAAAGCAACTTTCATATCTTGGTCATCACTTAAATTTGTAACTCTTAAGTATTTACAGTTCTCTACATCTAAAGCACCGTCTGCTCCATGCGGTGTTGAATTAAATACTGCTACTGTTGTAGTCTGTGAATGAGTACAAGTTAAAATTCTTTCAAATACATCTACTATTCCTGTAGTTGTTAATGTGTTTGTAGAACCTCTGACTGAGCCGTTTAATACGACGTTTTCTGTAATTGTTGTTGTTAAATCTGCCATTTTATTTTTTATCTATTTGTTTAAGTTTATTTATTGCCCAATTTACACCAGATGAACCGCCCCAAGCATCCCACATCAAACCGCCACAACCTTCTGAGTAAGGAACGTCTTTATGCTGCTGATGTCTTTTAAATGATGCCATTCTTGCGATTGTATCTCTACTGATAGGTTTTCTGTCTGCTAATTGTGCTGAACGTGTCCAACCTACTCTAGTACCGCAACTGCTTCCGTTTTCTTCTTTATATTTTCTTGCTCTTTTAGCATTGTTACTAGCTGCTTGTGGGTAGTCGCTGTAGCTTTCTAGTTCTATGCTTATTGCTTCTAGCTTTTCTAATATGTCTTCGTACTTCATAGCTTTACTGTTATTTTAAATTTCTTCCACCCTATTTGAACTATCAATCTTCCTATTTTAAATTTTATCATTAGTAACCTGCACCCCTAGTATTTGCAGGAATATTACAAGTCTGAAAATCATTTTGTACTAATACTCCTATATTAAACACATATCCACAACATAAGTTATCAAATCTTTCCTGAAAAGGTTCTATTGTAAATTGGTCTTGCGTAAAATAGATAGGTTCGTTTATATCATTCACTCCGTTTAAAGATTGTCTAGAACTATGCCTAAGCATTCCTATAATATCTGTACAAATAGCTAAAGTTTGATTAAATACTTCTTGTTCGTTATTCTCTGTATTTACTAGCTTAGTTAATTCTGAATGTTGTTTAGTTTGCCAATCTGACTTCTCGCCTACCATATCCATAATAAACACTTGAAAGTTATAAGTCAATTGACTGTCTCCTGTTTCAACTGAAGTTGGGTTAATATGCATTAAAGGGAATTTCTCCATCTTTTCTAAGTTGAGGTCATAAATATCACCTACTGAAATTGTGCTTATTTGTTCGTGCCACTCGCCTAGTCTTAGCAAAGTATTTACTACGTTATTATAACTTTTATTGTTCACCATTTCTTTTAACTTTATTTTGTGAGTTTAAATCTGTTTCATAACTTAACCAAGTTAAGCACTCTAACAAACCTAAATTCGTTATCCGTTCTAAGTTTACTATTTCTCCATTTGTCAATCTATACATCACGCCAAACCAACCCCACTTCTCAGCAAAACTTTCAGTTGCTATTGCGTCTGCATTTCCGTCAGCCGCTCCATCAAATACAATGGCAAAATCTGCGACAATTCTCTCCCTAAATTGTAAAAAAAAACCAATGCACTTTGCACTTGTTCTGCTGCCATCTTTTTCATTTCTTCCTTCCTAAGCCGAATATTTCCATCGTAAGCATCAATAATATATATATCATTTTTCTTTTCTTTTATCGGTCTATACAATACAGCCATTAACTCTGGCAAATGCTTTTCAATTCCGTTCTTTATAAAGGTCTCGATATCGGCATACTCCCCGAGAGTAATACTATCCAAATCAGGATGAAAACCATACTCAACTCCTTCTATTTCAATAATCCTTTTTAGCTTTGTATCTTGCTTTTGTTGTAGCTCTGCAATTTTACTCATTAATACCGCTACATCTTTTAAAGCTAATTCCTTTACTAACTGCTTAGGAATATTAGATAACGCTGCTATTGTTTCTGTTGCTTCTTCTGTTTTCGTACCTGTTTCAAAATCAATAAGTTTCAGCCACTTCTCTAGAGTTACTTCTTCCCAACTACTAATAAGTTTAAACTTTCTTACCTTACCTTCTTTTTGAATATTTACTTTCATCTTATATATAATAGAAATTTGTTGTTTTTAGTTTACTGCACGTAATACTTCCCTGCGTTTGGATTGTCTAGGTGGTAAATAACATTATATCTAACTCCGTCAATTGCGTGATTGTAGTTATCTACATAAAGTTTAGAACCTTTGTCTGCATATATATAATTGTTTAATTCTTTAGCTATATTAGTACTTTCTGGAGTTATTATAATTTCATAATCTTGCATACGAGTTATACCGCTTTCAATAGTTCCTTTTTTTACAGGTCTTATATTTACTCCTAAGTGTCTAAGGTCTGCAATTAGTCTTGGTTCTGCACTATCAGCTATAATGAGTTTATCACTTACTTTGTCTAATATAATCTTAGCTAATTCGTTTGACTTCAATCCGTTTTTATAGATATGTTCTTTTAAATATATCTTACGCTTTCTTTTGTCAATAGCAACTTCAGTAAGACTGTCAGGGTCAACACTAAAGCCAAAGTCCATACCGCAAGAAGTTTGCAGTCCATCAGGATTAAATTCACCTATGCTCCAATTTTCAAAGACTACTCCTTCTGCTTTGTCTAACCAACCGCCTAAGATTTTGTGCTGATACTTTTTAAAGTTTCTATGCTTTATAGTGTTAATACGCCCTAGGAAGCTCTGAGAGAGGTTTAATATATTATCTAGGTAGCTAGTATGTATATAGCATACATTGTCTTTAAAGCCGTTAAAACCGCCTTCAACTCCTTTATCCTCAAAAAAGCGTTTGTATATCCAATGTTCTTTAGTAACAGGGTTCAGTATAAGTATGACTCTATTGTGTATTCCTTTTTCTCTAATACTTAAATCAATAGTATCAAAGATATTCTCATCAACAAGTTCTTCAGCTTCATCTAACACCCAAGTTGAAATTCCCTGTAATGATTTTAAGCTAGCTGTTTGATTACCTGCTGATGTTCTAATACCTCTAAATAATATATCTGAGTTATTCTTTGTATTAACTACTTCTTTTTTATTAATGCTAAACACTTCATCAAACCCTAGCAGCCCTATCTTTTCTAAGAACTCAGGAATAATTGACAAGTGAGCTGAAGTCATTGTAAAACGAGTAAAGAGTATTCTAATACCTTTAGTCATTGTAAGTAAAGTAAGAAAGACTGTAACGGCAAAAGATTTACCTGAACCCCTACCTCCTGTTATAATAAAGTAACGAGCATCAGAAGAAAATAAAGGGTTGTATTTCTTATTCAGTTTCAGTTTCAACAAATGTTATTACAGGCATATTGATAACCTTATCACCTGAAGTTATATCTAACTCGGACTTCTCTACATATCCCCTACGCTTTCCTTTAGTCTTTAAAAAAAAGATTGTAGCTGATGTTGAGCCATCCCCTATCTGTTTGTGTAATTGGCTTTCACCAAAATCTAATGCTATGTTTTCAATGTCCTGAACTTGTTTAGCAAATTCTTCATCTTCATTTAGCCATTTGTAGTATGTTGAGCGTGGTACATCTGCTGACTTACACGCAACTGTTACAACTCCTAAACTCTTTTCTAAAGCTTTCAAAATGCTTTCCTTTTTTATGTGTCTACTTTCGTCCATATTATATTCCTTTAAATGCTTTCAATGGATAGAAGATTAAACTGTTTCTATACCCATTTTCTGCTATTGGTTTTATTGGTGTTACTCCATGTACGTTCTTCCAAGCAGGGTACACTAACATTGAGTTGTCTGCTTGTTCAAAGGTTAAGTTATAGTCAGGCACATTTAAGCAGCCACCATTAGCGTTATTTCTTTTAGTTAGTATTGTGTTTACTGTTCCTTGAATGTTTCCTGTATCTCTGTGAAATGGTGCTGATATGTTAAAGTTAGATATACTACTTGTGTACATTGTTCCAAACTTCCATTCGTCTTTTACATCTGAAAATAGTTCTACTTGTTTTTCGTATATCTTTGGAGTAAGTTCTTTAATGATTTGTTCTGCTTCTAAACAAGCACCCCACATTGCTTTAATAAATGTTTGTGCTTTCTTATCCCTGTGTACTGAAGATATGTTGGGGTAATTTCTTTTCACAAAAGGATTAGGCTTTACAGAACCGAGTATAGTGCTATATTGTGAAACATTTGCAACATCTCCGCTTCCTTTCCATTCTGTTTTTAGCATTCCCTTTACTGCACTTGAACGGCTTAATACTGATTTTGGAACATTATCACTTCTAAACTCTTTATCTGCAACTGCTAACAACAGGCTCAGTCTTTCGCTGTACTTAGATACATCTTTAATATAAAACCCTACTATCTCACCGTCAAGTTCTAATAAGCAATCTTCTTTTATGTTTGGTTCATAGTAAGGACAGTCTTTACCTATCTTAATATTATGTTCTACTTGTTGCAGTTTTATTGTTTTCATATTAGTATTTCATTTTTGCGTTTAGAATTTAATCTTACCTTATCTCCCCACTTTGATTTTAGTATTCTTATGTTTTTCTGTTCTTCTTTATCATCTCTAACATCAACTGCTCCACCTTTGTTTGAATAATGCTCAAAAGTAAATAAGTATTTCTGATACCTTATAACATCTCCCC